AATCTCAACCAGGGCCTATCAAAATTTTCTTTACAGAAGAAACTGGATTGATGTTAAATTATAATGAAAGTAAGGTAAACATAAGACCAGATAATACCGTTTATATAGAACATTCTGGAGGAAAGATTATTCATATACAAGATAATCACATTAGTATAGGAAAGGAAGATGAATCCGATGAACCTGCTACATTAGGCGAAAAAAATGTTACAGCATTAGATGCGCTAGCCGATGAAATAAATAATTTAGCAAAGGCCGTAGAAAGCTTTGGTAAGCAACAAGCTATAATCGTTGGTAGTATTCCTCCGTTAAGTCCACTAGGTGCTCAATTATCGAAATTATCTGCAGCTATGATTCCTATTCAAACAGTGATAGGATCTCCTATAAAATCTACTAAAATTCCAGAAACTAGATCTTCTACTGTTTCAGTGGATGGACCGTCTATGTAAGCAAATATATAATATAAATTAAAAACAAAAAATATGCCTTTAGTACCATTAACCTTATTTCCAACTTTATTTGATGCGATAAATGAAGCAGCAAGAGAATCTATTTACTTATATCAACGAGGTATGGATCCAACCGATAAAGAGAAAGATATAAAACTAGAACAACCGTTAGGATTGCCTGATATTAACGTTGCAGTTGATTGTTCAAAAGGTATAGCTAATCCTATTGCTAATATAGTTAATAACAATGAACAGGAAGGATATGAAACAATAGATATGGAAAAGGCTGCTGATTTATTTGGAATGGTATTTGCTGCAAAACTTACACCAGTATTAGTATTAAATATAGATGCTTATATACGAACTGGATTAGTTCAAACAACCGTTGCACCAGGAATACCTACCGTCGGTTCAGCTACTGCACAAGCTACTACTGCTCCAGGTGTTGGAACAGGAATAGTCATCTAAATACAAACAGAAAACTTAGATATATAGATTATATTATTACAATAACCCTTAAAATAAATTGAATGTCAAATAATTCCTACACTGCACATATCCAACCTTTAGCAGATTTTGATTGGGAAGCTTACGAAGCTACCGATAGAAGCAAAAGAAAACACAACAAAAAGATCAAAGTAAAAAACGATAAAGATAAAGTTTTTTCACACGAGCCAAACGCTCAACACCTTTACGATTTAATAAACGACACTACTAAAGAGTTACTAATACCAAATGAAGGACATTTAGTTAAAGGTACTATAGATTCAATAGGTAATAGATATGCATACGTGGATATCGGTTGGAGAGAATCTGCTCTATTAGATTTACACAAAGAAAAACCAGAATACATAGAAAGTTTTAGCGTAAATGCTGAAATTGATGTTATAATTAAACGATCTAATCTTCATCGTTCTGGTGAGTTAGAGGTTTCTTACAGCGAAGCAATCAAACATGTAAAATATAGAGAAATTTTCGATTCAATAGGACAACCAACCGCGTATCTAGCATATGTAAAGGAACTTATTCATGGTGGATACTTTTTAGATATTGAAGGAGTTAGATGCTTTATGCCAGGTTCGTTAGGTGGTGTAAATAAATTAGTAAATTTCGAAGAACTTTTAGATACATCTATTTATGTATGTCCTATAAACTATTCAAAAGAAAAAGATTATATTGTAGTTTCTCATAGAGATTATTTAAGAGCATTAATTCCACAGGCATTAGATGCCATTGATCCTGGTGATGCATTTGGTGGATTTGTAACAGGAACTACTAGATTCGGAGTATTTGTCGAATTTAATAAATGTCTTACTGGTTTAATACATAAATCTGATTTAGATGAAGAGGATTTACATAAATTTAATAATAGAACTTTGACTCCTGGAGATGAAATCGACTTTACCGTTAAGGAATTAGCATCTAACGATAGAATAATTTTAACACAGAAGGAGTTTATTCCGGTTATGGATCCTTGGAACGATGTTCTAGAGAAATATAATATACCGTCTGAGGTAACAGGTAAAATTAGAAAGAAAACTAAATATGGTTTATTTATTGAGTTAGAACCTAAAATTGTTGGTTTATTACATGTCTCTGATATTCCTGAATTTATTGATATAGACGGATTAGAAGAAGGCGAAGATATTACCCTAAATTTGATAAAAATTGAACCTGAATCTAAAAAGGTGTTCTTCAAAATATAGCGGGAATATATAAATAAAAATATCCTCATATATGGACTTTAATGCTTATTCTGACAAAAGGCTTGCGATAGCATCATACATTGGTTTAGAATTAGATTTCTTTTGTAAATTTAGTATAAAGAAGGTTGCTGAGAAATTTTCTTCTGTACTAAAGACTCCAGTAATCGTAATAACGACCGATGAATTTACCCCAGAAAATGGAAAATTTTATATAAAAGAATCTTATAGCCTAGGAAGCGAAAGATTTTCTTTTATATCAGCTCCTATGCCATATTCTGAATCTAGACAAACGGTTATTAAGGCCTTTTCGTTAATTAAAGAGTATTGTTATACCGATGAGACTTGTATTGCCAAGGTAGATTATTCGTATAACGAAGCTTTGATCCCTATTAGTATTAAGAAATTAGATATTCTTAAATTTATTTTAGAATTTAATGAAGATATGATGTGGAAGTTTTTTCCTAGCCAAAAGGATTCTTTATATGTCAAATCTATTAAAAATATATTGCCGCAAAATAAATTTTATCGATCTGAAAATGTAAATGTACAAGATTTTAACTATATTTTACCAAATATGGAATTCTTCGGAGTATTATTTAATCGCGTTAAAGATGGATTCGTAGAATTTAGATATATTGGCGGTAAAGATTATGAATATAAAATTGTAGAAGCATTAGATCTTATAGGTATATACAATGGTTTTTTATCTAAATGTTTATTTATGCCTAATTATACAGATAAAAATAAAGCGGATCTTAAGAAAATAATTAAAAGCAGCGATCGTATACTAAAGGGTTATGATTCATATGAGCATTTTGCTGAAGCATATCCTAAAATTAAATTAACTGTAGATCTAGATACAAATCCACAGATTATTAAGTCTAAATATGCTAAATTTAGAGATCAAATTTTTGACCTATTGGCTTCATCTGATATTACTGAAGGTTCTATAAATTATGACAGTGCAATGTCTAGAATACAAATTGAAAATGTTATAGCAAACATTTATACAATACACGAATGGGAATTTATCAATTGTGATTTGGTTATTCAATATGCAGAAAAATGTTCTTTCTTTGAATGCAGAATAAATAATTCATCGTTAAGTGAATGTAATTTATATAGGTTTTGTAAAGTTAAAAATTCTAGACTTAGAGATACATATATAAATAGAACAAGCGAAATAGAGAATACATATATAACAGGAAAATTATCAACTATTGAAGGAATTATAAAAGGTGGCAAAATTGCTAGTGGTAGACTTGGAATTCATTCGCAAGTATCAAAACAAACGGAACTAATAGATTATACAAAAATCTATAATAAATAAAGAAACGCAAAATGGGAAAAACTGATCATTTCAAAAATGTATATAATGGACAAATTCCAGAAAACCAATTAGCTCAGGATGAATTTTTAGCAGAAGTTCAACAAGAGCTAACAGTATCTTGTGCATTACCATTTAGTGTACCGGTTACTGAACTTAAGCGTATTATTAAATATGCTGCTAAATGGTTTTACAAAAAGTATGAGTATTCTGTACAGGAAAGATATTATGTAATACCTGCAGATAACTTTGAAAAGATACCTACATACTCTCAATATGGAACTATTAAAATGCCGGATTGCATTTACTCTATCATTGCTGTTAGGCAAGTTAAAGATGGATTTAGTTTATATGATCCTATGCAAAGTATGCCTGACTTTTCATTAGAGAAAGTTTTATTTAAGGATATTTATACAATAGATGGTTCTACGGAAGCATTAATGTATGCAACCATATACCAGTATTGGATAGATTTGGCAAGTCATGTTTTATTCCATCCAATTAGTTATAATTTTAATACTAACTCTAAGGAATTAGTTTTCTTAGGAGAAAAGCCACAAAACGATGTAGTTATAACAGTATATGAAGAATTGCCAGTAGGTTATTTAATGAAAGATGAAATCTTTTTTAGATATGTTTGTGCAAAAGCAAAAACTCAATTATCTAGAGTTCTTGGTACATTTGCATTTAATTTACCTGGAGGTGTGACTATAAATTATGATTTACTTAGAGAAGAAGGTCAAAATGCAGTAGAAAAAATTGAAGAAGAAATAAAAACAGACGAAGGAATGGATTGGTTCTTCACATCCGGAAATGATAATAAATAGTAAAGGATAAATATATTATGATAATATGTGAATCTATCGTTGTGGTAGATGAAATTAAAAAAATAAAATGAGTATAATACTCTTACCAGAAAACAAATGTTAAACGATCTTTATGCAAGAAATCCACAAGACCCCAATTACATAGTTGGGCAATTAGAAATGGAGAACAGCTTAGAATTATTCAAACAGCAAATAGAAAACTGTCTATTTACCTCAAAAACTATGGTTTTGGGTAATATAGATTTTGGTGCAAGTTTAGATGAGTATATATGGTCGTTTAGTTTATCGTCTTCTGCTTTGAAGGCGGCAGTCACTCAACAAATAAACACATATTGTACATTAGGTAAATACTTTTCTTACGTAGTCGATGTCGAGTTTTTTAAGGGTACTGTTAAAGATATTGCACAAGTATCAATAGAAATAAATGGAACTGATAAGTTTTCAGTTATAGTAGGATAAAAACATAAAACATTAAATGGCATTAGGAAATACAAATAATAATTTTCTCGAAAAAAGTAAAATTAGATTTAGCGACTTAGTTAATCAAACTCAAGATTACTTAGTTAGGACTTATCAGAAGGCTAAGGCAACGTTTACGCCAGCATCTCCGTTTGGTCAAATACTTTCTGTATTACAGAATTTAACTCAAATGGTTTTCTATTATATAGAAGATGCGATCGTAGAATTAAATATATTTACTGCGTTTAAGGAGCGATCAGTATACGGATTAGCTAGATTAGCTGGACATAATCCAACTAGGGCTATCA